ATATATAGTAGCATACACACCGCAGACATACAAGCATTGTTACAATTTTATATAGGAGGGTTGCAGATGCCAGAGCCAAAATATTCAGACAAAGATGTGGAAAAAGTCAAAAAATTAGTAGACGCATATTTCGAGGAGTGCGAAGGGGAGCAGCTATTTGATGACGAAGGTAAACCAATGTTGGATAAATGGGGAAGACCGATATTTATAGGGCAAAAGCCACCAACGGTTACAGGGTTGTGTCTGGCATTAGGATTTTTGAGTAGGGATGCTTTGTTAGGATATCAGGATAGGAAAGAGAGAAGCCCTCTCATAGCCGACGCTATTACACGCGCGAAACTCCGCTGTCAAGCATACGCTGAGTCTAGACTGTACGACAAAGACGGCGCAAACGGAGCCAAATTCAGCCTTGCGAACAATTTCGGCTGGAAGGAACAAGACAATGCAAACACTACAAATATCCTAGTTCTGGATGCCAGGGAACGCCGGGAAAGGCTATCACATCTATTACAACTAGATACTCAGGATGCCATTGAAGCCGAATGTACGGACTGTTCACAAACCATGGATAGTCAGGACACCGAAAAGGGCAGCAAATAGGGCTGTCAAACCCGCTTAACACCGTTCATTATGATACAGATTGCTCAAAATAGGGTTTATGAGACACTCTCAAATGTATTGCTAGAGCATATTCCAGGATTCCCGCATCATAGGGGGGGTGGGGTCAAATTTCCGAAAATCGATGTCCCCTTTACCCCCGGGGTCTTTCGGAAAGGTGGTCATTAATAACCCTTATGCCCTTTCTCTCCCTTATCATCCCTTTATCCCTTTTTCCTTGCATTGTCATCACTCATCTCTTTTACTCTTTTTTCTCCCATATTCCATTCATTATTCCATATCTCATTCAGTTCAATCTCTCTGTGCTTTCATCGCTCACAATATCACTTTGTATACAAATCGGCTTTTTTTGTATACAACTTGTATACAAATTAAATTTTTGTATACAAAACAATTTTCATTGTATAGGAAGTGGGAGAACATATTATCTTTTCCATAACTTTAGAAAACGGAAATGGCAGAAAAGCGGTCTAAGTTGTTTTGGGATGTGGAGTACAATTTTAAGTACAGGGTTAATCTTTGGGGTGATAATTTTACTTGATTTTTGGAACGTATTTTTGTGTAGTTGGTTTTTGTCTTTAAGAGTATTTACATACGAAAATGGCAATGCAGCTTAGAGGCAAGCGGATTTGATGGCAATTTAGGGTGGTACCCCCGTCCATCCCACCCCCCCCTGCTGAAAGAGGTTGATTTTTGGAATGCAAAAAGAGCTTTTAGAGTACCTAAATGGGAAAAGAAATAGTGTACAAACTGAACTTGTTTTAGGTCGTGAGAAATGTAGAAGTTCAGAAATGATATTTGTTGGGGCCCCTGGATATGAAAAGCCTATATATTGCCTTTTTAATAGCACTAAAAAGGTCAAGGGGAAATTCGAGATAAAAGAATCAACAAAAGAAGAATCAGGAGAAAAGATTGCCACTTTGGTAAAGTGTACGCCAAAAGGCACACGTCAACCTTCATATGTCATGGCAATGCTTTCATCTGTTGAAATAATTAATTCTCTTTCCTTTGAGGCTGCTGGGTTGTTATTAAAGCTTTTCGGTTGTATCGAATGGAATACAGGGCGGCTAATAAGGACAAGAGATAAAAAGCCATTAACACGAGGCATGATGTCAAAGATGTTTGGTATTGGAAAGCAAAGGCTTAAAAATGTTATTTCTGAACTTAGTAAGCATGATGTTTTGAAATACGACAGACAATCTCAAGCCTATTACATGAATATAAAACTATTCAGGAAAGGAGGGGTATCCAGTGAGGATAAAGTTTGAAAAGGGCATGACACCGGAAGCCATATCTCAGATATTCACTCAATTTATACGAGAAAGCGGGCTTGTTATTGGTGCAGTCAATATTTATATCCAGACATATGACGATGATATGAAACCAGTCAAGTTTGATAAGAAGGAGTATTTTGTATGCAAGCCTTCTGAATCCACAAAAAAAGAATACCAGGAAGATGTTGCCCGGATTAGAAGGGATAAAATTGAAGTAGTGTAAAGGGGATTGATATGGATTGCATTAAAGTAACAAACCACGGAAAAGACCGTATGAGAAAACGATGTGGCATAAACGCTAAAGCGGTAAAACGCCTTGCCAAAATTGCATACAGGAAAGGGCTGTCCATAGAAGATACAAAGGGCAGCCTTAACGGGTATCTGCAATCACTTTACTACTATAACCGAACAGCAAACAATATACGGCTTTATGGCGAACAGGTATATATATTCTGTGATGATACCCTTGTGACAGTGTTGAATACGCCACAAAGATATAAAAAGCTGATAAATAAACTCATGAGGAAGAAAAAACATGAAGAAAAAAGTAATATTAACTGCTGATGAAAAACAAAAATTAGCAAAAAAACTTAATGAAGGTAAGCTGACGAAAAAGGAAGAAATTGAACTTATACAAATCCTTGAAGCTGACTTGAAAGACAGAGCATTTGAGGACTATAAACTGTTTGCTTCCGAGTATATCTATATCACTGACAAGAACGGTGATAAGGTTAAGTTTAAGCATAATTACATACAGCAAAGAATAAATCAGACGGTTAACAAGTTAAAATCCGAAGGTAAACCTGTAAGGATAATTATTTTAAAAGCCCGACAGCATGGGGCCTCTACAAACGAACAGGGGCGTATGCTTTATAATACGACTACAAAAAAGAATAGAAACGGACTTATCGTTGCTCATATTGATGATGCAAGCACAACCATATTCAATAAAGCAAAATATATGTATGATAACCTGCCGGAAAATATAAAGCCTTTAAAAAAAGCGTCCAATGCGAAGGAGCTTGTTTTCGACAGGCCAACAGGATATAAGGGTAAGGGTAAGGGATTAAACAGCGGCATATCTGTCCAGGTAGCGGGTAAAGTTGCGATAGGACGAAGCTCTACCCTGCATTATGTGCATTTATCTGAGTTTGCCCTGTGGCCTTCACCGGAAGGACAGGAACCAAGAAAACAGCTTGCAGGTATCTTACAAGCCGTACCTAGTAACCCGGATACGGAAGTTGTTATTGAAACTACTGCCAATGGTTACAATGATTTTAAAGATTTGTGGGATGATTCTGTAGCAGGGAATAACATGTGGACTCCGTTATTCTTTCCCTGGCATGAAAATTCAGAATATCAGATGGAGTGTACAGAAGAAGAATTTAACCGCTTGCTTGATAATATTTCAGACACTAGGGTACGAGATTATCTCTTAGGTAAACAAGGCGACCAGGGAATTATAAAATTGTTCAATCTCACGAAAGAACAAGTTAAATGGTGGATATGGGCTTTTGAGAATAACTGTATGGGTGACTTTAACATGATGTTACAGGAAAACCCGTCAATGCCTGATGATGCTTTCCTTGCAACCGGAACACCTGTGTTTGATACTGAAAAAATCAAGTTACGGCTTGAGTATCTACGGCAAGCACACAAGAAAAAGCCACCAAAGCGTGGCAGGTTTACTTTTGAATGGGGCAATGCCGATTCAAAAGACTATATCAAAGACAAGACTATTAAATGGGTGGATGACCCCCACGGATTTATCACAATATACGAAGAACCACAGTTTGGGTATCCATATGTCATAGGCGGGGATACCAAAGGAGAAGGCCGGGACTTCTATTCCGGGACTGTCATAAACAACGTAACCGGAAACCGTGTTGCCACTGTACGTAGCCGATGGAATAATTCAAAACCCTTTACATGGCAAATGTACTGTTTGGGAGTATATTATAACCTTGCATTAATCGGCATAGAGGTAAACTTCAATACCGCCCCAATAGAAGAACTGGAAAGGCTTCACTACCCACGTCAGTATACAAGAAGAAGGTATGATGACTTCACAAAGGAATATAAGACTTCTCATGGTTGGAAAACAGACGGTAATACAAGGCCGCTGATAATAGACAAGGAAGCTCATTTAATAACCAATAACATAGAGCTGTTTAATGACGAAACCATGCTTGAAGAATGCTTGACATTTGTATATGACAAAAAAGGGCGACCAGATGCCATGAGTGGAAAACATGATGATGCCTTGTTCTCGGATATGATTGCAAATGAAATCAGACAACAGCAGAGTTATGAGGCGGAAACCATAACCGAGCCTGACCGCCCCGGTAGTTTTGACGAGGACACAGAAACCAGAATTGACTACAGCGAAAGCCCCTTTGATTAGTGCTAGAATTGAATTAGGCGATAATCCAAATAAAACAAAAGGATGGTGTTGTAAATGCCAGTAATAGATATATCCAAACTCAAACACAAAGATGATGAAATCCGTACACCTGCCAGAGTAGTATTAGTTGAAAAGTCATGCCCGAAATGTGGGCTAGGAAGGATGAATTTCACAGGTAGAGCAAAGCCTGTTACTCCTCCGATACTTGAACACATCTGCGACAAATGCAAACATAAAGAGGAATACAGGCAGCAATACCCCCGGGTAGACTTTGAAAGAGTTGAAAATGGGAAGGAGGAAGTTTAAATGAACAATAGTTATAATATTGCGTTAATTGCAGTTTCAGCTGCAATAATAGCCGTAATTTTTGCAATTGTTGTGGTTGTTAAAACAATGATTAATATGGGAATGTTTTAAAGGAGGATAACAATGACTAACTTATTGTACCCATTGATAATTGCGATACTACTTATAATCACCAACTACATAGCTTTTGGTTACGGTGTGAGGATAGGCAAGGCCATGCAAAAAGAAATCCCCTCCCCCCCACTCTCAGAACCCGCAAAGAAGCTGCAACTCAAGCTGGCAAGAGGGCTTAAAGGCAAGGTGTTCACGGAAAAGAAGGAGCCTAAAGAAGAACTAGGAATGTTTGATTAAAGGAGGTGTTGAGATGTTTAATGTTCTAAAGGCAATAATAAAACCAATGTTTTTAATAATATGGTATCTGCTAGTAACTATAATATCACCCCTTATATTGGTTATAGGAATTGCAACGCTAGACAATTGGGCAGAAGTTAGAATGTTTCTTAAAGAGTTGTATACTTTGCCAAATGAGTGAGTTGACAAAAGGGCTTAAATGGCCGTTTGCAAAAAACAAAGGCAGAAAACTGGATGGGAGTCAAAGCAGAAGAAAAAATAAGGGAGGTAAATATGGCTAAAAAGGGAGTACCAAAAAGAGATGGAAGCGGAAAAGGGCAACGGGCGAACCGGGGACGGGGAGGATGCAAGACCACAAGGAAAACAGGGCGTGGCAGAAACCCGGGAAGATAATTAAGGGATGGTGAGAGACGTGTATCCAGATATTACATGGATTCGTGACAGAATAATTTTAATAGACAAATATGGAGAAATGCAATTTATCGACATCAAAGGCAAAGACATAGATACAGTCACCAAAGAAGGAGATGACTTGATAATTAAAAATGAATCCGGCGACGAATATATTCTATTAAATTACAAGAATCCTGCTTTGTGGCACTTAAAGCCTATGTCCAGTAATAGAAT